AGGACTGAAGGGGTAATTGGATCGTAGAGTTTCATTGATACATTATCCCATGTTGATTTTCCTTTTACTTTACGTTGAACGTTAATGTGATTTAAGGTAACATCTTTTTGAGTAATTTTTATATCACCTACCTCTTTTATCATATAAGATGGAATTCCATCTACATACATGATAAATCGATTTTTTTGCTTTGGTTCAAAAGCGGTGAAAAACATTTCGTTTGGATCTAATACTGCCATTTTTTTATTTTTTTATTTTGTTCTAGTTATAAATATTATAGGTTTTAACTTTTATGACGGGAAAGTAGCTCCTGTTGGTAAAATGTTGAAATCTAGGTAAATAAATTCAGCTGTTTTAGTTGGTTGTAAATAAATAGCACCAATTAATTGGTTTCTATCGATTACATCCGGTGTATTATTTGTAGAATCCATTACTACTTTAAATGAATACAAACCTTGTCTTTGTTGTACTGATTCTAAATATGGATTTACTTGGCTTAAGAATGTGTTTCTTGTAGCTGCTGTATTCTGCTCAAATACTAAATTATCTGAAATTTGTGATATATATCCTTTTAGAGATATTAATAATCTTCTAACATTTACTCTGTCTAAAGCACTTGCTTGAGTTTGTAGTGTTTTTTGTCCAAATACTACAATTCCTTTTCCAGGAAAAGTTGCTATTGGGTTTACTTTATTAATATATAAATTATCTCTATTAGTTTGTGTTAATTTACGTTCTGCTTGTCTTACTGTACCTAAACCACCTCTGTTAATACCAGCTGGTGCAAACCATGCTTCTGATACACTATCAGTATATGCATAAACACCTGGTATTAAAGTTGAAGCTGGAACCCACACTAGTTGTGAAGAATCAGGATCTGTTACTTGCACCCAAGGCCAATATGAAGCAGCATATGAAGAATCTACACTTGCGGCTGTTGTTCCTACGGCTGTTACTGTTGATGAATAATTTTCAAGATCCATTACTACAATAGCATCACCTCTATTTTCAATATTTGAAATTAAAGTATTTAATGGAGTTGCATGTGTAGAATTTGAATAAACCAATCCCGGGGTTGTTATTACGTTATATTGGTAATCATCTTTATTTGCTAATAAATTAATTGCATCCGTATAATCACCACCTGCTAAACCTTGTGTATCTGTATTATTAATATTCTCATTGAAATTATTATTTTCTCCAACAATATTTCCTAACGCATCACCGAATGAACCACTTTGGGCCTGTGGAATTGAACTAGTATATGCTGAATTTGCAATACCGGCGTTATTAAAATAATCTGGTGTTTTTACATTTACTGATTTTACTCTTACGTATCTTGAAGCATTTGCATATGATCCTGATGATTGTAAGTATGGTTCTGATGTTCCAGATCCTAATAAGTTTGTTGTTGTATCTCCAATTACTCGAGCAATGTAATTACTTGCTTTTGGATCTAGAGAAACATTAGTAAATGATTCTAATACTGATTTTGATTTTGTATTGTCATCACCTCGTCTAATAATTACTGAAAAAACTCCTCTAGCAATATTTGGACTTGTAATTTCCCATCTTATGTTAGTATTTGATCCACTTTGTAAAGTTCCGGTTGAACCTTCGGTTGATGTACTATTCATAATAGTACCTTCTGCAAGTGATTCTAATGTGAAAATACTTTCTACTGATTGAATATTTCCACTAGCTAGTGTAAATACTACATTAGCACCACCTGCTGTAGTTGCACCTAACGAAGCTGAGGGGATTGTGATTGTTTCCCCTACGACATATCCTGAACCTGAACTTGTAACATCTATAGATGCTATTGTGGTTGCATCGGATAATGCTATACTAAATGCAGCTCCTGTTCCTGTAATACTTGAACTACCTGATACTCCAGTGTATGTTCCTGTTACACCATTTGTTGGTGGTGTTGAGATAGTGTATGATGCTAGTAAACCTGATCCTGATACTAAACCAGTATTTCCATCTACATAGGATGAAGTTGCTGATGTAAATGAACCTGAAGCAACTCTTGTTACTAAAAGTGTAGTACCTCCATTTTGGAAATAGTTAAATGCTGATACTGATGTTAAGAAGCTAAATTCATCTGAACCACTTTGAAAAGTGCTACCGAAAGAAGCTAAATACTCACTATAAGTTGTTACTAAGGTTGGGATATTGACTTTACCTAATACGGTTGGGCCTATAATTGCAGCTCCAGCCTGTATAGGTTGTGCTGTAATTTGTGATTGGTCATTCTCTCGTGCTAGTACACCTGGGGAAATTAATGTTTCTGCCATTTTATATTTGTTTTGATGATAAATATACTAAACTTATTCAAAAGTCTACTTGTTTGGTAAAAATTCGCCGGACTCTAAAGAAATGGTTCCTTCACCATATTTATCTTCTAAATCTTTAGCTAAATTTGCTTCTTGCTGTTGGATTTGGTTGAAATTTACTTTCAATTGCTCTTTTCTAAATTCTAAGTTCATAATTTGAACTTCAGTTTCTCCTATAACATTAGTGAGTTTTTTAAATTGTTCTTTTAGAGCTTTTACATTATTGATTTCTTCTTCTGTTAAAACTTGTTTTGCCATTTTATTCAAAATATTATGTTGTGTTTTGTTATAAATATAATTAAATTATTATTCTATCAATTGCTTCTATTACTATTGAAGGTTGTATTGTTTTTGTACATTCGTATTGTAAATCTGTATTTTTATGTTCAGGACACCATTCCCAATCACCGGCATCTAATCTTACTTTATTGTAGCAACTATTACATGATGTATTAGGTGGGGAAATACGTTCACAATCTTTAAATTCACTAAAAGGAGCACTAAACCCTGATATTAATATTGTTTTTGTATCTAAAGCCCAGCTTAACCAACTCAAACCACTACCTATACCTATAAAAAATTCGGCATTCATTATATCGTTGGCTCTGTCGGATAGTGGGAAATCACCAGTTTTATCTACTACTCCAGTCAATGTCCCACCCAATTTTGAATCATGCCATTCATCTCCTAGTTTTTCTTTGGTTATCATTACTACCTTATATCCTTTACCATTTAAGTAATCAATTATACGTTGCCAACCCCCTGAGTGGTTCCAATATTTAGCGTGTGCTGATCCGTGAGGTGCTATACAAACATACTTACCTTCAATTTTTGATTCTAAAGGTATATTAAATGATGTTTTTGGTTTTATTTCAATAAAATCAATCCCTAAAATGTCGGCGCTACATTCTTGTAGACTATACTTTCTGAAGTCGTTTGGGTTGGAGTTTGTATCTATTGTGTTATCTTCATTATAATGCCACCCAACATTATACATTGCGTATAAATCCGGTACTTTTTCTCCGGGTTTTATAAACTCAATATCGGGATATTCTGATTTAAACCAATCGTTGTGGAAGGTAGAACAAATTATTTGGCATGAATGTTTTTTTCTAAACTCTTCAACATATGGGAACCATGCTAGTGTATCACCAATAGCATTTGAATCTAAATGGATATAAACTCGTTTATCCTTAGCATTAAATTCATGTTCGAATATAACTTCATTATTACTTAAATCTGTAATGGTTATTTTATAATTTAGGAAATATTTCTTAATGGACTTAGTCCACATATTATTTGTGATTTCTGTTTCGTAAATTATATCACCATTATTCTGGTTTGTAAATTGTACATTAAATTTACCTGTTTTATCACCTAATACTTCTATAGTACACCCCTGTAGAAAATTTAATTTAAAAATATAATCTCCATCTTTGGATTTTATGTTTAACTTTTTTAAATTATTATATTCTTTGATTAATATTTCTTTCATATAACTTGTTGATAAATTTCTATAATATCTCTACTTCTATTAAACCACGATAATTTTTCGGATGTTGTTAAAGCACTTTGAATGTATGATTGTTTTTTATTTTGAATGTCATCATACCCAGCTTGCATGTCTAAGATATCACGTGGTGCTCTCCATAAACCATGGAAATCTGTTTCATGTTCAATCCAACCTATAGTTGGCATGCCACACGAGGCGGCTTCCAATAATGTTAAATTTGGATGACCTGCTTCTAGCATTGAGGGGTGGAGGAATATTTCGTGAGTTTGGAATAATTTTTTTACTCTTTCTTGGCTAGGATCAAATTCAAATGATAATAGTGGATTGTTTAATACCCAAGGATTAGCATTTAACCAATGTCTATTATTTTTAGGACCAGCAATAGTTATTTTTTTACCTGTTAGTGTAGATAATGCCACCCCAAAATTAAATCCTTTCCTATCAAATGATGGGTCATTTGCTAAACCATTATTAGCTACCATTAAAAAATCACCCTCCTTTTTAACATTAAAGTCGGGTGTGTAGAAGTCTGTATTAACCCCATGTGAAAAATATTTACATTTAGAATTATTAAAGTAATCAACTAAGAATTTGCCTGGCATTAGTGATACTAGAGATCCTTCTATAGCTCTCATATTTTCCTTGAAAACATGGGAGTTTTTACCATAATGGTATGCATGGTGATCGTGGAATTGGAAAACATAAGGAATACTCCTTAATTGTAGGGTTTCACATAAATTAGCTACGTGACAATGTACAATATCAAACTCACCTAGGGATATGTCTGATGCCATCCTAAGATGTACTTCATGGCCTAACTTTTCTTGATTACATTTAAATTCCCAAACAATTTTTTCAATTGCACCCCAACTTTTAGGAGGAACTGATATACCACAACCTGGATCAACTTGGCAAATTTTCATAGTTTTAAATCTCCTTTAATATTTGAATTGCTTATTTTTCTATCTACTAAACTAAAACCCGCAACTTGGAAAGATAAAGGCTTCTTATAAAAACCTTTTGGTTCTTGTCTAAAATTATTTGTTACCCACAGATCAAAAGCATCCCATTTTGAGTTATGTATCACATTCTGCACATTATCTATCTTATCCCCCATAATTAAATAGGCATGGGCATCTGTAAACATGCCAGCATCTATATGGGTATCGTAATCATTAAATATTTCATAGTTATGGGCAAAACTAAAGAAGGTATAGTCTTTATCTTTTGATATTTGGATTGCTTCTTTCAACTTACCTACAAATTCATCAGTATCAATTAATAGTATAGCATCACATTCAAAAAATAAATAAACTACATTATTATCTTTAGGACATGATAAAATAGCATCCGTGTGGGATTTAAAGCATCCATAATGTCCAGGAGATAGTTTATAATATCCTGGTTCCATTTGTATATCTTCGGGTCTACTACAACTTAAACTTGGTGGTGAATCCTCATATGGGGTATTAATTTGTTGGGTATATTCTATATCCTGATATTCACCTAACTTACTAATAGAATCTACTGATGTTTGTTCTCTTTCATCTTTAGGGTTAGTTAAGAGATGTATTATTTTAATTTTGGGGGTAATACTTTCTTCTTTTAATGTAATACTACCATTATTAGGTAATATATTATCATAATAATTTTTATTTATTGTAAATTTCTTTTTCTGTTCATATCCTGAGTTGTCAGATATGGTGAATATAATTTTATAATCTCCATTGAATTCTAGCAAATCAAAGAATGATGTAGTATTTTCTATAGTTATTGTTTTGAATGAAATAAGAGCACCATCTTTAATTACTTCGTAAGTTATATTCCTACTATCTCTACTATTTGAAATATAAAAATAGGGGGCAAAGTGATTAGGTTTATTAGATGGGAGAATGGTAAAATATTCTACCTGTGAGAAATCTCTATGGTCAAACATTTTCTTTGACTTTGAATTAAAAACTGATTCTTCTTCTCTATAAATTGAACCTTCATTTTTAAATATGTGGTGGAATAAATTTTCTAAACCATTAGATTCAGAACCATAAATTTCCATTAAATTATCATATTGACTTTCATCTTCAATTTTAGGTAATACTCTTAATAATTCTTTAGGATTACCAGCAAAGAAGTAGGTATATAAAGCATCTCCCTCTGTTGGGTGATGTTTGCTAAAATAGAAATTATTTTTATCTAAAATATTAGAGATGTTATCAATACCACTTTTATCCTTTAAGATATAATCATAATTTAAGAAATATGATTTTTTAAAATTTAAACTAGCTGCTAAAGATGCACCATTATAGTTGTTTGAATAAACTGATGGTCCATGATAGATGTCATTATTTTCTCCTTTTAAATTAACATTAATATTACATTCATCACTATTCCAATAAAAATTATTATAGTAAGTATGTTTTGTTAAGATATTATTCTTATCAACTACACAGTAATCAGCTTGAGATTGTAGTATGTTTGGAATTGGTATGTGGGATGTTAATATTACTTGATACCCATAACTTTGTATCGTTTTTATGCAGTCTAACGTTGTATTAACTATGCTATCCGTAGTAGGATGGGTGGATATAACGAAAACTTCATCTTGCGATGATTTAACGATTAAATTCTTCAATGATAATTTTATGTGTTCACAATTTTGGTTGAAGTCATCATATTCTAAATATTTAATTGATGGGAATTTATCAAAATAATTTAAATATACTGGTAAGTTATATAATAGTTGGGGGATTTGATATGATAATGCTTCACGGATTACTAGTGGCATTGTTTCTTTATCATTATTAGTACCCCTAGAAGTAAATAAAAATAAATCCATTGATTGGTAAAATTTATCTACATCAGAACGTTCATTCCACCATGTTAAATTATCAGGTTTATTTTCCATTAAGGGCTCCCAATAATGTTTAAAATTTTCTGCTTGGTTACCTAGACAATGAAATTCATATTCAGGTAGTGATTTTGCGTATTTAAAAAATTCTTTTTGATTTTTGCGAGGGGTAAATAAACCAACATGGAGGATATGTTTTTTATTTGGGTCTAAACCCAAAGCTACTAATGATTCTGTTTTATCAGGACGTTTAATATATTCAATTGGGTATTCTACTAGTACTTTAGGTATATCCAAATCCTTATATTGCTGAATTTGCCAATCTGATACAAACATAAATTTGTCAGGGAAGAAACGTTTTTGTGTTATGTCAAACGACGAATCATGTGATGTTTCTACAATATTATATTTTCTATCTGTGGAGTATAATTTTAGAGCAATATCACTACCCATAAAATATTCAGGAATTTCTTCTAAATGGATTATGTCAGGATTGATTGTATCTATAATTTTAAATAAATCATTTTTATCTTCACCAAGAGTATGAAATTTATTAGGATCAACTAGATCTACTAGTTTATTTCTTTGAACAACCAGTACACCTCCTGTACAATCTACCCACTCAATAAGATGGATTTCAAAGTCGCTTCTTAGTAATTCTATCTTTTTTAATAGATATTGCGGTAAACCCCCAGTTGATAAGTGGGGTGCGATGTAGAGGAGTTTTAACATATAACTTTTCTTATTTCGTGTAATATAATAACCATTATGTGGATAACCAAGCTATACTAGACACCACTTACGGATACCACTTGGGATGTACTAACACCATTAATGCTACCAATTATACCATCTCCTACCCCATTCACACTATTACTATAACCTGATGTGTATGTAAGAGATAGTGATATATTATTTCCGGATATTCCAATAGAGTCATTATATGGTAGAAACATTGGTGAAGAATTTAAGTAATCATTTTCATAATTTCTTAAAACTGCTATTACTTCTCCGGCATTAGCTGCCATAATAGCTGCTGGTGATGCCGTAAATGATATTGTGGTTCCAGAAGAAGCCCAACTACCTTCGGCATAATCAATTTCTTCAATATTATTATAATCTGTGGGTGCTAAAGTTCCTCCTTCCCCCTTAAAGGCTGTGCTTTCTTGTATTATATATGTAGAAGTACCATTAAATGCATCCGAAACAAATACAAATTGCATACCCGTAATACTACCAGCATACGTTGAAGTGTCCCATTTAGCAAATGTTCTCCGTATTGTGAATTCCTCCCCACCCCTTCCTTCAACTGCAGAAACCCTCACATTAGGTGTTGATGAATTAGAGAGGACTGTACCTGAAGTTGCTCCTTGAGCATCTGTAAAGGTTGATTTTAACCCTGAGTCTATAGTTCCCCAATTATCTATTGGTATTGTTACTTGTGCCATAATTTATGAAAGTAGTACCCATGTATTATCCGGGTTGAAACGTATTGTATTATTAGTCCATAAGTGACCTATTAATCTAACATAATCACCTGCTGAAAAGGATGCTATGGAAGTTGTGAATACTCCCGATGTTAGAGATAGATATATTGGGATTCCTATATTTCCACTAAATGAACTTAATCGAACAAATCCTTTTAATAAAACTCCAGCACCATCTCCCATCGATACTCCTAAAAGATTTTCTGATGAAGATGAATCAGCATCTGTAGGTCCCCAACTACCCCCTGTTGATAAAGTAACCAATACACCGAAGGCATTTTCATTTTCAAATGCGAAAGTTATTTCCCCACTTGCATATCCTGTAGCACCCGGTATACCATATTCTATATATCCTGAGTTGTTAGTTTGATTTAACCCTACCCTAAGTGGGTTTCTAATACCTACTGAGAAATTTGTGTTTAATGTGAAATCACTATTGCTAGCATTAATTAAAATGTTACCATCTGTTGTTGATCCAGCCAACCCTCCATCTAGTGTTACTACAAGTGGGGTTCCACCTGCACCCGAGGCACCATCAATTCCTGATGTACCATTTGTACCACTACCTCCTGAACCACCACCGGCTCCTCCAACACCTGTTGTACCATTTGTACCTGAAGTACCACTTGTACCATTTACTCCACTTTCACCATTTACACCTGCAATTCCAGTTGTACCTGCTGTACCACTGGAACCTGAAGTACCACTGGCGCCTGAAGTACCACTGGCACCTGAAGTACCTGATGTTCCTGTTGCACCTGAAGTACCAATTACACCTGAAGTACCACTGGCACCTGAAGTACCTGATGTTCCTGCTGTACCTGATTCTGCACTTTCACCACTTAAACCCTTTATACCTGATGTACCGGCATCTCCTGAGGTACCATTTGTACCATTTGTACCACTTGTACTTGATAAACCTGAGGTACCTGAAGTTCCGGATTTACCACTTGTACCATCTACCCCACTCTGACCATTTACCCCATCTACACCTGAGGTGCCGTTTGTTCCTGAAGTTCCGGATGTTCCGGCTACTCCTGATGTTCCTACTACTCCTGTTGTACCATTTGTACCATTTGTGCCACTTGTACCGGATAGATTACTTCCTCCACTTGTTCCTGCTACTCCTGATGTACCATTTGTACCTGAAGCACCACTTGTACCTGAAGGAGCACTTTCACCATTTGTTCCTGCTACTCCTGATGTACCATTAGTTCCTGAAGCACCACTTGTACCATCATCTCCACTTCCACCATTTACACCTGATACTCCTGTTGTACCTGAGGAGCCAGATGTTCCTGATGTACCACTGGCACCTGAAGTACCTGATGTTCCTGTTAAACCTGAAGTACCAACTACACCTGAGGTACCAGTTGAACCTGAAGTACCACTTGTACCTGATTCTGCACTTGCTCCTGCTGCTCCTGCTGCTCCTGATGAACCCCCGGAACCAGATGTTCCTGATGTACCTGATAGATTACTTCCTCCACTTGTTCCTGCTACCCCTGATGTACCATCTGTACCTGAAGAACCATTTGTTCCTGCTAATCCTGATGTACCATTAGTTCCTGAAGCACCACTTGTACCTGAAGGAGCACTTTCGCCATTTGTTCCTGCTACTCCTGATGTACCATTAGTTCCTGAAGCACCACTTGTACCTGATGTATTACTTTCTCCACTTGTTCCTGCTACTCCCG